TATTATCAATCCTATTATGAATATGATCCGTAATTGGGCCCAAAACATCACGTAAGTTGTTGATTTATATAGGCTTTTTTCTTTAAAAAAAGGCTTGACATTTAATCATTTTGGGCATATACTACATGTATTGACACTGAGAAATCGGAGATAGCACATGAAGATCGTTATTCAAACCCAGATTCGTGAAAACTACGGTGATGCTGACAAGCCCTACTGGAAGTTTAAGGGTGGCAATACTTATCTTGTGCTTGGTCTGACCCCCGGTCAGATTGAAGTAGTCACTGAGCGTGGCATCCCTACTCTCACCAAACTGATTGAGTCCCGTAACCCGATGTTTGAGGAATACGTGTTGGGCTTTGATGTAGTTGAGGACACTGTTGTTTCTCATGAGCCTTGGGAAGCCCCGTTCAGTCTTGCGTGGGAAGGCGGTCGTTGGCTCGCACGCCGTACTATTGAGAACAATGAGTATGGCTACATGCGGCAAGAAATCGAAGCCAAGACTGAGCAGTATGATATGCTCATGGGTGGCGAACGTGCTAACTACACCTGTTCGTTTGTCATGCGTGACGGTCGTGAATTCACATACGAACAACTGGAACAATTTTACAAAGAGGCAGCATAATGAGCAGGATGAGCGAAATCACCCTAGATATTCAAGAAATGCTACAGGATGGATTTCATCCAGTAAAGATCAGCAAGGTCCTAGGAGTGCCCTTGGGTTGGGTTTATGACACACTGGAAGCAATGCAGGACAGTGATGAACCCGTAGAAAACTACGTAAGTGATTGATTTTTAAAGCATTTTTTCCATAAAATAATGGATAAAAAGGCTTGACATTTAATCGTTTTGGGCATACAATACATGTATTGACACTGAGATTGAGGAGATTGCAGATGGGTTATCGGAAACTTAGCGAACGTGAAGCAAAGTGGCAGCCCCGTAAGGGCCTGGAAGGTCCTTTCTTTTACCCCAACGGTCGTGTTGCTTACTACGATCCTAAGGAAGGTCGCTATTACGATCCGACCACCGACTTCTACCTCTCTCATGATGAGGCCGCAGAATTGCAAAATCAGGTCTTTGATCTACTCAAGGCTTGACATTAATTCGTTTTGGGTGTATAATACGTAGTATTGAAACTGATAAAGAGGACTAGCAAATGACTAATGTGACTATCAAATTTGGTGAGTATCGTAATCAGCCTGTGATTAATCAGTCTTTTACCCTTGTCAAGGGTTTTCAGACAGGTAAGAAAGGTAGTTATGTTACTGTTAAGAACGAGGGTCAGTTCCCGATCGCAATTGATGTGATCAAGGTAAAAGTTAACAACATTCACGATATCGAATTTGGAGGAGAGCCTGTGATTGCAGATAGCCCGGTAGTTAAGTCTGAGGTTAAAGTGTCCGAAACTGATGAGCAAGCAATGGACCGCATTGCTACACGTTTCTCAATTCTTGATGAAATGTCGCATGCATGTATCAATGGTGACATTCGTGCTATGATCGTTTCAGGCCCTCCGGGTGTAGGTAAGAGTTTCGGTGTTGAAACTCAACTTGAGAAGGCTAGCATGTTTGACAAGATTGCTGGCTCACGTGTGCGCTTTGAGATTATCAAGGGTGCAATGACTGCACTGGGCCTCTACGCCGCATTGTACAAGTATAGTGATGCTAAGAACGTGCTAGTGTTCGATGACTGCGATAGCGTGTTTGCTGATGATTTGTCACTGAACATTCTTAAAGCCGCACTTGATAGTGGCAAGAAGCGCCGCATCTGCTGGAACTCTGACAGCGCACTTCTGCGCCGTGAAGGTATCCCTGACAGTTTCGAATTCAAGGGTTCTGCTATCTTCATCACGAACCTCAAGTTTCAGAACGTCAAGTCTAAGAAGTTGCAAGATCACCTCGAGGCACTTGAGTCACGTTGTCACTTCCTCGATCTGACTATTGATTCTGCACGTGACAAGATTTTGCGTATCAAGCAAGTGCATCGTGATAGCGACGGTGGTCTGTTTGCTGACTACGGCTTCACTACTGAGCAAGATAACGAAATTCTTGCTTTCATGGAAGCAAAGAAGAATAATTTGCGTGAGTTGTCTATGCGTATGGCTCTTAAGATTGCGGACCTCGTCAAGATCAGCCCGACTAACTGGCGTGTTCTTGCTGAAAGCACTGTCATGAAGCGTGACTAAGTTTAGTGTTTGATGTTTCCTTTCAAACTTTAGGGGACTTCGGTCCCCTTTTTTTACCTTTATACTTGCGTTTTTCTTTTAACATTGTTATAGTGATACAATGGACCATAAAGAACACTTGTTATATTTCTTTTTGACAGGCAAGATTAGCCTAAGTCAATATGATCATAAATTCCTGTCTAATCTACAAATGATGATCCATAAGGATAGCAGGGTTACATCCAATCAGGCTAATCTGTTTGATAAATTGATTAGCAAGTATGCTAGACAATTAAATAAACATAACTATGATAAAGAAACATTGAAGGATCTACCATGGAAAGCATTAGTAGTAGAAAGTAGTATTCAACATACTAGTGCAAGAGTGTCCATTGATGGTGATGATTTGGTAATCAGAGTACCCTTCAATAAAAACTTTATCTCTAGTTTTAGGGAAACAGTTCACAATCCTTTTGAATGGGTCCGTGAGCAGAAGAACTACAGAGCAAATTTTAGTACTCATGCATTGAAAATAGTTTATGAGGTATTGCCTAAGTTTTTTCCAACAGTAATTTACTGTGACCAATTAACAGATATTATTGATGGATTGAAATCATATGAGTCTAGGTATTGGGTACCGACGTTAACTTCTATTAATGATAGACTGTATGTTGTAGCAGTTAATGATATATTAGGTGATTTAATTTCTGATATGGAACTGACACACACCCCCGAGACATTTTTTAAATTGTCTCTTTTGGGAGTTGCTATTGATCCAATATTGATCGGTGATGATCCGATCTTAAAGTTTGCATCTGAATTTATAACCGAGGTTGATTTAGATGATTTTACAACAGTAAGTCAATGGATAGTGGCATTAGGGTGTAAAAAGGTTATTTTTGGAAGAGGTATTGCATCTAGTGGCACCGGTATGATACGTAGTGAAATTGTAGCGGCTATTGAGCAAAGTAGAATTTTACATCCATTATCATATGTTGAAACACAAAAATTAGCAGATAGTGATATTGCCCCCATGCTTATTCAGTATCCTCGCAATAACAATAGACCCGGTATTCGGGAAAATCAAGAAATTATTAGTAAGTGTATTATTGTTAAAAACAAACGACCAATAGATGTTAAGTGAATGGGGAAAACAAAGATTGCATATTTTACAAATAACTGATAGAATTACATAATGAGACAAGCAAAAATTATAATTAAAGATGAAGTCAACTGTAAGATTGAGGGCTTAGAACTTGATGCACGGCGTGCATTGATGAAGAAGTTTGAGTTTGAAGTCCCGGGGGCAAGATATCTTCCAAGTGTGCGTCTCGGTCGGTGGAATGGTAAGGTAAGTTATTTCAGTCTAGCAGGTAGTACCTTCATCAACTTGTTGGATCGTGTAATTCCCGTATTAGAAGATTTTGATTATGATATCGAACTAGATGATCTACGTACATATAGCAATACATTTAATTTTGCACAAGTGTCCGAAGATACGTTTAGCGATAAATTATGGCCCAAAGGTCATCCTCAAGCCGGCAAACCTATATTGTTGCGAGACTATCAAGTAGAAATCGTAAACAACTTTTTATCTAATCCACAGTCATTGCAAGAGATTGCTACAGGCGCCGGCAAGACTATTATGACTGCGGCACTGAGTAAGAGTGTAGAACAATATGGGCGCAGTATCGTTATTGTTCCCAATAAGAGTCTGGTTACACAGACCGAAGAAGATTACGTTAACTTAGGGTTAGACGTTGGCGTATACTTTGGTGATCGTAAAGAGTTTGGTAAGACACATACTATTTGCACATGGCAAAGTCTTAACAATCTATTAAAGAACACTAAAGCAGGTGAAGCAGATATTCCCATTGGTGAGTTCATTGAAGATGTAGTTTGCATCATGGTCGATGAGGTCCATATGGCCAAGGCTGATGCACTTAAAACACTATTGACTGGCGTGTTCAGTCATGTTCCTATTCGCTGGGGACTAACTGGAACTATCCCAAAAGCAGAATTTGAAAAGACTTCATTGCTTGTTAGTTTAGGTCCTGTTATTGGCAAGTTAGCCGCTAGCGAACTACAAGACCGTGGCGTACTAGCACAATGTCACGTTAATATCGTACAGTTAAAAGATCATGCTGAGTTCACAAACTATCAAAGTGAACTAAAGCACTTGCTTGAAAATGAAAAGCGTTTAGATAAGATTGCTGATTTGGTTGATAAAATCAAAGACACAGGCAATACTCTTATCTTAGTTGATCGTGTTAACGCAGGTAAAGAATTAATTAACAGATTACCCGGCAGTGTTTTCATCTCAGGCGCAGTAAAAGTTACAGAAAGAAAAGAAGAGTATGACGAAGTTGCAACTAGCGATGAAAAGATTATTGTGGCGACTTATGGTGTGGCCGCTGTGGGTATTAATATCCCCCGTATTTTTAATCTGGTTCTTATTGAGCCCGGAAAGAGCTTTGTCAGAGTTATACAAAGCATTGGGCGAGGCATTAGAAAGGCAGAAGATAAGGATCACGTAGAAATTTGGGATATTACAAGTGACTGTAAGTTTGCAAAGAGGCATCTTACACAAAGAAAAGCATATTACAAAGAAGCCAACTATCCATTCAGTTTGGAGAAATTGGACTATTAATATGTTGACAAAGAACATAAGGATTGATAAAATTACAACATGCGTATACTAACATTAGACGATATCTATTATAATTTAGAAACGCTACCAGAAGAGATTGACGATTTACGATTTGCAATTCTTGATAACTCGACACCTAGCAATGTAGACTATCATTATATTCCACTAATCTTTTTAGAATCATTCAACTCTCCTGCGCTAGTGTTAAGGATTGCTGACAAGACAATCAAGATGCCAGTAGATTGGCAAGTATTGATTGGTGAGCAAGAACATGGGGATTTAGAAACATTGCCACTATCAAGTTTAAATGATAGGGGCTTTAATGCCTTTCAATTCAATCCACTAAGTTCATTTGCTCCCAGTTTTCTTCCAATCGAAATCGTAGACATTTATCCAGACGTAACATGGTATGCACCGCGATTACGTAACGGACAATTTTTAGCCGTACCCATTGATGATAGTCCTAAACCTCGCTGTGTTTATTTTGTAAAAGAAGTAAGTCGTAATTGCGAGATTGTAGATTACAGTCAAGTATTTTGAAAGGAAAGAAATGAAGTTTTTTAGAAAATGGTTTGCTAAACAATGTAAACGAGCATGGGAAGATAGTCGTGAATTAGTAGAATGCGATGTACCTCAAAAGATGGCTACAATTAGCGGCAGCAGGTCTATTGACTCTAGTAACAACGGTATGAACTTTACAGTCTATCGTGCTAGCGGTGGTCACATTATTGAAACTAGAAGGTATGATAGAAAGCGTGATACTAACGATAGCGGACTACACATTATTACTGATGACAAAGACTTGGGTGAAGAAATCGGTAAGATCATTACATACGAGAATCTAAGAAACTAATATGGCAAAAGCAACAACACCCGTTGACGAAAAGTTTGAGAAGCAGGACTTTGACTTGTTCGAAGCCCTTAATGCCATCGACAATAAAGACTATGGGTATTTTGATAGACTAACAACCGATCAGCAAAAGAAGTTTGTGCCATTCATGATGTTACATTGGATGAGTGCAATCAAGGCTAATGAAGGTTTATCAAGATATTATGTCATGAGTGCGGCAGAATATGCTAACAAGTATATGTTCAATGAGAATGTACAGAAGCATCCCAAACTACAATGGTTAATGTTGTGTAGTGCTAGCCCAGGCTTAGGTAAGCAATTTCATCAATGGATACCGCATATCAAAACGAATGTGAGTAAGTTGAAAGAAACTGCTAAGG